TGAACCTTTCTGTAATACATCTAGCGTCATGGTTGCGCCGTCTAAATCTAACGGAGTCATATTAGAAGCACCAGCTGTAGCGTCTGATCCACCTATAATGTTACCGCTACCACCAACTTGTTCTATATCTAAGTTAGAAGTAGCGCCTGATTGGTCGATATATACTTCATTGTCAGCCCCGTATAGCAGTGATGCACTCATCATCACACTCAGGCTTAACCATATTAGTCTCTTCATTTTTCTGCCTCCAATAACCTAGCTCTAAACCCTCTCGTATGGTTTGTAAGACAGCCGTCTCGATAGCCATCTGTAAAGCAATGTTTATAGACTCATTTTCTACTATACCGCTTTCAATTTCAACTAATTCGGTGCTGTTGTTGTAGAACCTAAAAACGTCCTGTGAGATAGAAGCACTCAGTACGCTTTTTGTTACCAAAACTTCTAGTAATACCTTACCTGTGCTTACAGAAACTGTGCGTAACGAAATAGTAATACTGTCTTGTCTATACTCTTTTGACCCGCCTATACCAAGATACCTGGCTCCAGCCCCTCCAGACTTAATGTTTGTTTCATAGCCTATTACGCCACCCTCCATAAGTAACCCAGCAAATAATAACGGCCTAAGTTTTTGTTTTTCTTCAAAGGTATCTCTTGTATTTCTTATAATTTGTCGTTCTTTCGTTAGATTATCTAAACCCCTACGCTCTACTACGTCAAAAAACTTAGAGTGTCGTAAAGCTCTAATTAAATAAGCGTCAGGAGATGATGTTATAGCAGTGCTAAAGCTAGCATATTGACTATTAGACCTACGTTGTCCTGTCTGATCGGTAAAGCTGCTCCCATACACAGCTACTATAGGTATTTTTTCAGCTTCTATAGTTGCCAGTTCTGTAAGAAAAAGAGAGTTTATTTTTGCAGGTTCAATTGCTCTTATTGGAGGAACACCATTGTCTAATGGTGGTATGATTAGTGCGCAACTAGAAAGTAAAAGAACCGAGAGGTACAGTAATTTCTGTTGTGTTGCCTTCTTCATCTGTAATTATTAGTGTTACCTTATCGTCCTCAACCCTATATTCTATAGTGTTACCTTCTAATTCTAAAACACCGAAGTCGGATGCTGTCTCACCAAACAGACTGTCTACTAACTGACGTGAAAGCTGAGCATAGATTCTAGACTCTAAATTTCTAATAAACCTAGCTAATGTTGTGTTTTCCGCTTCTCTTTCCAAGTCTTCTACATAGGCTTGAATTTCTTCACGTATAGCTTCTTTTCTGTTGAACTCTTGGTTTTCTATAGTTAAATAATGGCTTGAGGTATTAATGCCTGAGAAGCTGGGGTTTTTAAACTTATGTGTCATCTCATCAGCTTCAACAGTACTAATAACTACAATTGACAATATTATTATTGCTAATATTGTCACTATGGCATCCCACCTATCCACTAGTCCTTCCTTTGGTCTTCTCTATCTGCTTTTGCAATCTTGTTGCTGTCTATCAACTGCGGTACACCCAAAATTGTTTTGATAAGTGTGTCCTGACGAATGATCTCATTGTCCAGACTGCGTACCCTGTCAATCAATGCTACCAGTATTCCATGCTGTGAGTCTAGTTTGGTGCCAAGCCTCTCTTCCATATTGGATATCAGTTCAGCTTGTTTGTCGTCTAGCGTATCAAGTTTGGTTTCCATGCCATCAATGATTCTGTTTATAAGTTTCCATATAAAAAAACCTAAACCTAAAGCAGCAGCTATTGGAAATCCAACTTCATTTATAAAAGTTATGGCTTGTTCCATTACTCAACAGGCTCAAATAATCCCTTTTCTATAAGGATCCTTCTATTTTCTAAATGCTCTTGTTCTACTTCGTTTTTGCTTTGTCCATAATATGCAACTGCTAAATTAGCATCAATCATAGACTGGTTAATGTTTTCTTCGTCTACAACGACATCACCTAAGACTCTACCAAACTTACCTCTGGAGTCCTTAAGTTTTGTTTGTATAACTATTTTGTCGCCGTTTTCTATCGCTTCTTTTAAGAAAGCCGAAGCCATTTTTCCTCGAGCCTTCTCATCCAAGTCACGAGTACGTGACTCGGGAGTATCAATGCCATATAAACGAACGCGAGACTTATAAAGGATATCGAAACCAAGATCCAAAATAACGTCGATAGTATCGCCATCAACGACCCTTTCCACTGTGCAACTGTATTCATACATTACAGATACCTAACGGCTAATAAACATGTAATAACTACAGGATATACACCCCATAGCAACGCTTCTAAACGTCTAAATTTATTAGAGCCCTCATCTAACCTTTTCTCAATAAAGTCAAATCTAAGAGCACACTCTCTCTCAAACGCTGTAGGAGAGGCTTGTTTTGTTTTTTTCACTTTTTTCTTTTTTTCTTACGTTTCAGGCCTTTAAAATCAGCGCCTGTAATACGATTACGAGGTTTAGCTACTCTAGCTATTTTCTTTTGTTTAGGAGATAGCTTTTTCATTAGTACCTCATTTTTCTCATCTTCATAGGCTTGGCTTTTTTAGTCATGCCTTTCTTTTTCTTTTTTGTAGTTTTCTTCTTTGGTCCATATGATGAATACGCCATATTAGTACTCCACTTTTGTGTTTTTAAACTTACGATGCGATTTTGTATCAACAAATTTAGCATCCGCCATGACTCCTGGTACAGAACCATCATGATTCGGCACCGTAGAATATTTTTTAGTACAAATATCTTTATACTTAGTTTTCTCTTTATGATTTGTAGGTCTATTAATCATGTTTTTATTCTATAACAACTCTATTCTTTTGGGTATTTTTCTTTAATTACGGTTATTGCGTCTTTCCAAGTAGTAGTACCATTGACCTGGTCTTTATATAGCATGTCTAATTGGTCTTTTACATGCGGATATTCGGCTTCTCTTTTTTGTTTGTATGTTTGATCTATGTCAACCGCACGTCTGTAAAGCTGTCCTCCTTCCTCTACAATGACTATATTCTTTCCAACTACTCCGTCGCCTGTTTCATCGTTTATTGGCCTCCAGTCGTCTCCTTCGCCTTTATTAGGGTACACTGCGTTGTTGTAAACAGCACCGTCTATCCATTTAACCCAAGCCATTATCTTACCCCCATGAGGAAACCAGTAGCATCAAATACTGTTTGGTTGCCGCTAGCATTACTACTACCTAAAATATTTGCATCTCCTGAAATCCTAGCTCTTGCTTTTACGCCGTGCGTTACCTGTTGCTCAGTTGCACCAGCAAACACGCCCGAAATAGCAAAATCATTGTAAGCCGTATCAACAGCTACCCACAGTATTTTTGCAACTTCTACAAAAGCTCCTACTGCTCCGGCGCTAATTGATGATTTAAAACTAAAAGTGGTGGAGCTCCCCCAAGCAGAAACGTTAGAGCCAGAATATGAAATAAGCCTACTGCCAAAAACTACTGTATTTCCATTAATCGTACGATCCGTACTGCCATCAGTTATTATATCTCCGACAGCAACATTGGCTAGTGAAGCAATACTGGTGCTAAAAGTAACGGTGTTGTTAGCACCTGTAGATGTTAAGCCAGATAAGTAAGTGCTTACTATAGCACTGCCATCATATCCACTTCCAAAAGCAGATGGCGTAGAAGATGTACTAGCTGTTTCAGTAGCTGTACCGCCTTGCGAGTTTACATTCCAAGGAGCCATTTCTAAAACAATGTGATACCAAGAATTTTTCTCTACACTTACTTGGTTTAAATTAAAGTTTCCGTAAGGCACCCAACCTTGAGAGTGAGTCGGTTTCGCCAACTCTAAAGTTAGCACCGTAGAAAATGTATTACTGTTATTAACAAAAGTTACACTGCTGCCTAAAGAAGCTGCTTCTGCTTTTGCGACATCTCCGTTTAGTGTATTCGCAAACAAACTCCCAACCTTAGCAGTGTCAATTGCAGCGTTAGCAATCTTCGCATTTGTCACTGCTGCGTTTACAATTTTTGCATCAGTTATAGATGCGTCTTGAATTTTAGCTGTGCTCACAGATGCGTTTCCAAGCTTAGCATTTGTCACAGCTGCGCTAGCAATACGCGCTTCATCCACAGCTAATGATCCAATTTTAGCAGTTGTTATAGCTGCATCTTGTATCATCGCGTTTTTAATAAATACTGTGTTACTAGACACTTCAAATGGAGAAGTATTAGAGCTAGCGCCATTAAATATAACAAACCTATCTGCTTGGAACTGCACAAAAGATTGAGCTCCAGACCCGTCGCTTGCGTTAGATCCAATAACCATGCCTGCTGCAGATTTACTACCGTTCGACTCTGTAGATACTTGCAATACAAACATTGCATCTAAATCTCCAGTATGTGTTGCAGTGGTAGTATTTAGAGTACTAATAGAGCTACTGTTTGTACCTACTGTGCTAGTAAGATTTGTTAAAGAAGTAGCAGTAGCACTTTGAGCGTTAGTAACAGTAACAATATCGGATTGAGCCGTAGCCATAGCACCAGTCAAAGTACTTCCAGTAAAGCTGGTACTACCAAACAAAGTAACTAAACTAGAATCACGGCCCGCTACCCATGCATTGTTAGCTGTGTTTCGTATATATATTTGGCCATCGTCTGTATCGAACCAGATATCATTTGGTTGCAAAGAACTGCCATCTCCTCTTGTACTAGGTTGACTAGAACTTTTTATAATTACCGCCGCAGTCGTGTTAGTGGCTAATAAATTGTAACCAGGTAAATCAGCTAAAGTGTCCCCTAAGCTAGTCATTACCGCAGCAATATCTGCAGCAGTTGTTGCGCTTTCTGGGCCTGCAAATGGCCCTTTTATATTAGAGGTAGACACATGACGGATCCAATAGAAAAATGTTTGATTGTAGTCATTTGAGTCAGACCACACAGATGCAGTAGTAGTATCAGCTAAAACAGAATTACTTATATTGTTAGAAGTTCCTCTATAGACTTCTGTAAAAGCAAAATTGCCGAACTGCGGATCATCCCAAGAAACCACAGTCGTAGTGAAAGCCGCACTAGCTGCAAGTCCAGTAGGAACTGGAGGTGTAGTAACATCGTTTAAAGCAGGAGGCGGTCCAAAATCTACTACACCGGTTCCCGCATTTGGATTAAATGGATTATCTAAAAGCTCCTCTGCAAGACCACCAGCAACTAACTCTCTTAGCGTCACTGCTCTATCTCTAGGGTCGCCTCTGCGACCTGATAAGACTTGAACTACTTCTATTAAAGAATCTAAAGTTCTTTTTAGCTGAGGGTCTACTTTAGAGGGTACAGCTACTATAGAAGGTACTTTTGTTCCACTAGTGCTCACTACACTTCCCTCAGTTCATCTATAGACTCTCCTATACAAATCTCATTTATAGTATGCGCACCCTCTACTTGTATAGCGTAGGTCTTATGTAGTTTTGATGGTAATCTAAGTATGGGTTCGGGTATTGTAGTAGCACTAAAACTAGGCGTTTGTCCTGTTACACTAAAAGAACTGCCAGAAGTTGTAACAATTGCTTGGTAGTACAAAGTGCCATCTCCGAATACTTTTACTGTAATACCACTACCGCTGTAGGCTTCAGCTTCTACTTTTACGAAACCCATACTAATTGGTTTGGTAGTAACAAATTCTTTTGTTTTAAATGTAAGAGCTTCATTAGTAGTGCTGCCCTGGAACTCTTTTACATCACTGCCTTCTATTACATATAACTCATTGGTATCGGGATCTGTGTGTCCTCCTTTTGTACTAGTACTAGAAGTCTGTGTTAGTGTTGTAAGTGCATTTTTACCGCCCCTTGGGTCAAAAATAAAACCACCAAAGTTTGAACCGCTAGCATAGTACCCAATGTACTTACCTTGCCATAGGAATCCTTGTATTGTAGAGGGATAAAAATCTGCTTGCCACTGTTCAGGGGTAATCAACCCTTCTGTTACTACTTGTACATCTGTACCAGCAGCTGCTACTAGTCCGTCTGGAGACGCATATATAACATAAGGCCCCATATCTACCATAGATCTTTTATTTAGACATGCCTGTGCTGCCTCTATACGAACAGAAGTCATTGATTGAGGGTCAACACCAGTTATAAAATAAGGATTGCCTTCTGTACCTACAAATAAACCATTACCTGTGGTTCCTATACCTACAATAGGGTCTTCTAGAGTAGTTCTATAAGCTACGGGCCAAGCATGTGGTAAAAAGGGCTCAGAAAAACATATTCGCTTACCTGTAAAGCCTGCAAAAATGCCGTTAGGTAACGCAGTAAGCCCTTTCATAGCCCCGTTAGGGTATAAAGCTGTTTGCTCATCTGGTGGGGCAATCCAAAAAGTAGAAGGTATTAATTCACCTAAGTTTGCATTTGTAACGGTATCTGTAAAACTAGTGGCGGATAGGTTTACTTCTCCTACAAACTGAAACGCAGTTGTATTAGAGCCTGTATTGGATCTATAAATACGTTTTTTAGTTAGGTTTGTATTAGTCCTCCCAACCCCCGACCCTGCAGAAGTTTCTAATCCACTTACTGTAACTGTTTGCGCATCTACTTTTGTTACTTGTGTAGATACAGGAGACGGCGGTCCTTCCTCCCCATATCCAGAAACAAACGTATACACATAAGCTGTATTGAACTGTGTAGTAGTGCCGTCATCAGTGCCGCTAACACTTGTAGTAGGAGCAGCAGTGGGAGCTGGTATGCCCAGTCTATAAAAATTTCTAGGGTATCTACCTGAACCACTTGCAGTAATTATGTCGCCTGCTGCCATTCTAGGAAAAGACTCACCTGTCCAGTACAATCTAGCTAAAGCATCGTCAGCGATAGGCCCTGGTTGAACGTCCACGTCCTCCGTCCATTCTAGCCAAAAGTTGCTTCCAGAAAATTCATAGTAATAGATGCTAGTTCTACCAGAAGTAGTCAACGTTTGAGTTTGCGAGTTCTCCGTTATAGGAGTTAGGACTCCTCTATCTAAGTCTAAGTCATTAGCAGTCTGCCCTACAGTATCCGCTAATAATCTTGGGGATATTTGAGGAGCTATACCTGAGAAGTTAATAAGTTTGTAGTAAGCCACTCTACCCCTCCAGTATTAAATCTCTTAAACGGGTACTCCTTGCCCCAACTTGTTCTGCCCACTTTGAGTCTAGCATTTCCACGCCAGCTGTTTCCCATTCTCTTGCTTCCATAGCAGCTAAAAACTTTTTAAAACCCATTAATCTAGATAAACCTAGATTAAAGCACATATTAACAAGAACCCGTTGTCTCGAATCAGACAAAGTGCCAAACCAAGAGAAAGCCCCTTCTAGCTCTCTTACACAAAGGTCTATGTCGTTACTTAAAAGGTAATCAGATTCGTCTTCTGTAATACCACGGTCATCTATATTTCTACCAACGCCAATAGTATTCTTGCCAGCGCTGCACTGATACAAAGTAAGCACCACTCCTTCGTCGCGCTTCAGTTCTTCTATCAGTGTTTCTCTATTCATCTTTACTACCACCCCCATTAGATGCGCCAAAATAAAAAGAGATAACTGCACTAGCTAGACCGCCTAGGTATCCAAGAACTAAATTGATTAGAGCCTCCGAATTTTGTTCTGGCGGTTGGAGTGTTACTAAAAATATGTAACCCAAAAAACCGCCTAAAGTGGCAATACCCATGATCCTAGTAGTCCAGTCTTTAGAAAAAGCTTTTCTAGCATCTTGAGTATCAGCTACTTCTAGCTTAAACACATCTACTTCAAGCTCTTTCATCTGCACTTCAAAAGCCTGTTCTGCTTTTTTAAGCTCAAGCATTTGCTCAGGTGTTGCTGCTTGCACTGCTTTTTCTATAGCTTTGGGGTTGTTTTCGCACCCTAGAACGTCTGCAATCATATTAGCAGCCATACCGCCCATAGGGCCGCCCAAAGCAGTTCCAAGAGTTGGTGCTACTGCTCCGACTAAATTTTTAAGAAGTGCTTTCATTTGCCTCGTCAATCATATCGTGAGCTTTTTCTAATTGTGTATCTGCTACTGTAGTAACTGGCGGGGCTTCTTTTATATCTGCTTCTTCTATAAGATTATTAAGGACTGAAGTAGTCTTCTCTTGCGCCCTTTGTTGAGTTTTAACTAGTTTTCCTAATCTATCTAATTCAGTCTGTATAGATAAAAGCAAATTCATCTCCTGCTTCATCTCATCAGTCAGATCTTTTATAAAATACTCTTTGCCATTGTAGTTAATACGTTCTATTTTTTGCTCTGTCATAAATACTCCTTATTTAAATAAAAATATAATCATAGCACTAAGACTTAAGTGCCTCAATCTCGCTTTTTAATTGTTCTATTTGTTCTTGTTGTTCTTGGA